TAATCATAATGATGCTTTAGGCCATGACGTTTTTTAAGTGCGCCCTCAGAAGTAACAATCATATTCTCTACTCGCTGTGCAGAGGAAACATACACAGGAGAATCCGTTCTCATTATCAGGGAGTCGCTAATTTCGCCAAACTGAAAGCTATTCTGAGGTACTCTAACCTTCTGCATTAACTACGCCTTTGACTTATAAACCTCGAAGTGTTTAGCTTTTTAGTTGTTTGTTGTTGTGAATCAAGCCTACGCGCCCTCATCAAAAACTGTTCACCCTTTTGCTCCATTAAAGAAGCAAGTTGTGCATCTCTAGCTACTGAGATTGAGAGCATGGCAGCAACTTGAAACTCTACAGCCATTGTAAAGTAAGGAGGCCAGTAAGCCTCATCTGCTCTGAATATATAATCTGCTATAAGAACTTCAGTCTCGTTAGCATTGCAATAAGCCTTATCTCCATAAGTATCATAGATAATAGGTTCATCGTTTATTGTTATAGCACTAAGCATAATAAGATCAGACGGAAGCTGGTAAGCTGCATCGTATCGACCAGTTGGTGCTGCTACAAGTCTACTAATTTGTTGTTGATTAGTTGCAAAGCGCCACCTTGAATTAGTTAGTGAAGCGCGAGCAACGTCTTCATATACAGCATCAACCACATCTGCTTCTACCGTTCCTTCGTCAAACGATTGAATCGGAGAGCCGCCCATAAGAATAGACGCACGAGAACATACTTTGATTGCTGTATTTGCTGGCATAAGAAGTTAGGGGGCTTTCGCCCCCCTCCTATTAGTTGTTGTCGAGAACTTCAAATACACCGTCATCATCAATAACGACAGAACCCATAGACATCATTGATGTCGCAAGGTGCGCTACTTTCTGCGGCACATAGTTGACCTCGGTTTGAACATCAGAGTTAATTCCAATGCCTACAGCACGAGCATGGTAAGCAAAGTTTTTGCCGCCAGCTACTGCTGAAGTTGAGAAGATCTTAAAGCCTAAGAACTCTTTCATTGTCATGCCACCAGCAAACGGTAAGTTTTGCGGTCCAACATAATCAGATGAGGCAAACTCATCAATGTTAAACAAGTCAGCAAAACCAGCAGGAGACATAGCAAGATAGCGTTGACCATCTTCTGGAACATCTTCTGTACCAAAGGTTTCAAACAAGGTTAGAAGATCTGCTTTAACAAGCGCACCGCCTGTGTCAGCAATCTGAGTTGAGTTAGCACCAGCATCCATTGCAGTGGTAATCAATGCATCAGTTTGGCGACCTAAAGCAGCAGCAGCAGATTGAGCTACAGCTTGACGTTCATTGATGTTGATTTTCAATTCGTCCAGCTTGTCAATATACTCGGCAGCATAGTAGTCAGCCATAGTTGCTTCAACATTGGTGTGCGCCAATTCCATTGTGGTCACATCGCCGTTGCGAGTTTTAGTTGATGCAGTACCTTTTCCAATTACTTGGAAGCGAGCAGTTGAACCAGTCACATTGGTTGAGCGGATTGTGTTCCGTAATTTAGAACCCATACGCTGATACGCCATGTGAACTTCTGATTCAAACTGTTTAATAAAGGCTTGGTCAATTGTATTAGCCATTTTACAGTCCTATTTTGAAGTTACAGTTGCCAACGGGTATCCACTCTCTCACTTCAACAAGGGTATCCTTTCGGGCCTTTCAGTGCGTTATGGGCCGTAATGGTTCATCGTAAACACTTTTTTTGTTTGGATTGCAACGCACAAAATCAACGTACTTGTGCGGAGGGGATATGCTTACCCCAACTGGTTCAAAGCCAAGCCACACCGCCCAGTCTACCATAATCTCATAATCAGCAAGTATAGTCATGGTCATTTGAGGTTGTGTTTGCTCCAAGTAATTAAGCAACATCTTTGAGCCGCGAGCTATAGAAGTAAAGTTTTCTTTAATTTTATGGGAAAACATAAAGAACATCTGAGGATAATCTTGATCTTCAGCGTACCAAAGACCACCAACGGCAGTAAATAACTCACCCTCTTTGCGAACTAAGTAACACTCAGAACATTCATACATTTCTGTAATGGCTTGCTTGATATCCAAGTGACCAAGGATTTTAAGCTCTCTTATATTCTCATGGCTTAGGTTATTAGCAACCTCATCAATGTGATTAAGAGTAAAAGGGGTTAAGTAAAACTTACCCCTCTTGAGAATCTTAACCTCCATAAAGACGCTTAAAGCCTTCTTCTACTTGCTTGACGTAAGCAGTGTCATTCTTATCCCAGTATCTAGGATCATTCATCATTTGATCTAACTCAGCCTGAGTTGTTTGACCTGTTGGCTGAGTGCCCTCAGAAAAGGAACCATCTTTAGTAGCTTCCATAATTGCCTCAAGTGCAAGAATGCCCTCATGACTTTCGCACATACGCTCAATAGCTGGCAAAGATTCCTGTGGGAAAAACTTGTTTGCGAACATAGACGCTGCTTGAATGCGGTCATTTGCATTGTCGCCAAGTTTTGCTGATTCAGCCTCAAGATTAGGTTGGCTTCCATTAATAGCTTGAGCATACATCTCAATGCCCTTTTGGAACTCTTCCTGCCCGTAGCCATTCTCAAAGGAATGCTCAGACCACCACTGTAGCAACTCATTATCTACAGCAAGATCGTCATCAACAATATCAGGAAGCTGATAATCCCCAGAAGAATCAGGGCGATCACTGAAAGCCTCTGTTTGTATTTCCTCTAACAATCTATTTCTTATGTCTTCTTCTTTACCACCCAGCTTTGACTCAAGCTCTTTATAGGCTTTAGCTAAGTCTTCACCAGTTGAATACTTTTCTGGCAGCCAGTCTGGACGTTCTGAAGGCGCTGACTGTTCAACATCTGCCTCTGTTATAAAGTCACGCCCATCAGCTTCTGCTGCTTGTACCGCTGCTTCTTCGCTCATTTGTTCTTACTCCTATGTGAATGTGCAATACGCTGCTCAATAAGGCCAACAATATAACGCTGGCCTTCTATGTGTCGCAACTCTTCCGTAGTCACATTAGGCCCATTAACCATTTCTATGGTAATAGAGCGCAAATAACGAAGAACTTCCTTGCCTGTTGGTGACTCAAATATCTGAGAAATGTTCTGACTTATTTGAACATCCTTGTCAGAAGACCTCTGGATTCCGTCTAATCCAATGTTAACCTTGTTCGGCAACCATCTGTCCTTGCTGTTGCTGCGCCATCTGCTGCGCTAATGCAGCTATTTGTTTACGCTGTTCTTCGTCACGAATCAAGCTCTCTGGCACACCAAATTTTTTCGCAAGGTGAATTGCTGTTTGTTCACTGTCAATTAGAAGCTGCAACATCTCTGGGCCAAAGGCTCCACCAACCAACTCAAGGAACCTAGCAACGCTAGAAATGTCTTGATTAGATTGCGCTTGAGCAAGCGGAGAAACAGAACGGACTTTAACTTCCCGCCCGTTTACTGTAGGTACTTCTATGCGGCCCTGCTTCTTTAGGATGTATATTACTCTTTGAAGTACGGGCTGCACGAGTTCTGCTTGCAATCGACCAAATGCAGATCCCATTCTTCTAGCTAAGTCACCCATACGTTCTGCTACCTCAGTTGCAGTAGCGGGAGTTTTATCGGGATTTCCAAGCATATCATTGTACAGCGCACGTTTAATATTTAAACGCATATCACTTAAAACAAGCTGCGCTACATCAAATCGACCCGCTGCATTAATAGGCTGAAGACCTTGGCTGCCCATAGCTTTCGGTATGATTGAGCCGGGCACTAAATTAATCGTGTCAGGGTTGATTACGCCATCATCTTCCATTTGATAAATACCAGAGATAGACATCTGTGCATTCTCAAGAATAAGCTCAATGGTAAGATTAGTAGTCTTAATAGCAGATAGTGCATTAAGCAGTGGGCCGCGCCCGTAAATCTCACCAGCGCATTTACCCCAGCGAAAGCAAACAAAGGGATTAGAACCAAGACCAGTCATTTCTTTAGAATGAACTAAAGTTTTAGTGGTCATGCAGATAGCATAATGAAAGTAAGCCTCTTGATTCTTCTTAGAGTAGTCGCGGCAAACAACCTCAAGCACAGTCGTTTCTCTATCAGAACCCATTAAGGAAGTTACCTTTGGATCAAAGTTTCCTTTAGGATACATAATAGCAAGGTGATCAAACTTAACCTTCTTTCGCTCACGATAAACGTGATCGATCTTATCATCGGGACCAGTGTCAAGTACCACATGAGGGAGCGGTATAGCTGAGAAGTTTACAGGATTGATTGCATCCCCCTCTTCTACGCACAAGACACCAGTACCCACAGCCAAATCCATGAAAGATTCATGAACTTCTTGGCTGAAATTAGAGTTTTGAAGAACCTCGAATACATACTCAGTTACTTCATCAAGCTCGTTATCTACAGCTTCACGCTGATCGGGCGGCACTTCACTGCCAGCCATAAGATCAGCCCAGCGAGCAAAGTTCGGAACCAAGCCAGACTGTAATCTACTGGCAAATTCCTGCACACCAACCACCGCAGTTTCATCAAAGATCTTATCGTCCCTGCGCTGACCAGCTTCTTCATAGTAAAATGACTCACGTTGAGGCAAAGCATACTCATAGCATTCCTCAAATAACGGAACCCAGTTCTCACGAAAGGCTTTTGCCTTTTGATAACTTTGAATATATTGCTTTGCTATATCAGCCATTAGCCAAACCTACCTAAGAATCCACCGCTAGAAGCACGGAATAAAGAGCGTCTTCCTGCGCCACCGCGCATACCGCTTCTTTGCGTTTTGCCTTCTAAAGCTGTAGAAATATCTTCCCGCTTTTGCTTGGCTCTTTTTTGAATTTCTTCAGACTTAGCCGCTTCAGCTTCTATACGCTGTTCAGCTGCTGCTTCTTTTTCAGCCTTACTGGGGCCACCACCAAAACACATATTAATCTCCTTTGTTTTTTACTCGTAAGCATAGAAGACAGTAAACATCAATGCACAAAAAGTTATAGCCTAGCCCAAAAGCTTGGTTTGTTTCTTTGCTTTGGGCCTCTACTAAAGACATCAAAGTTGCGCTTGGCAATCACAGGCTTGGCTGGTCTTTGGCTATTCATTAATGCTCTACCCTCACCAGCACCTAAGAATAAATACTGGGCTGCATCATGAACGTGGCTAAACATATTCTTGTCTGGTTTATCTGCGTATCTCTCGCCGCTTACTTCCATACGCTTATAGGCATAACCACCCTCAAAACCCTTAATTAGCTGAGGGCAGCGCCTGTCTATTAGTAGTGCTGGCTTACCTTCAACCATCTTCGTTAACTGGGAGGATACAGATTCAAGCCGAAGGTCAACAGAGTTGGAAGGCGCAGGAAACGCCTTCAAGCCAGCACCGCGCAGAATGTGAAAGGGAGTCGATTCATCAGTCTGCGCTCTAAAATCACCCGCAGGATCGCCGTATATAATTACCTCAGAGGCAGCAGCAAACCTAGTGGATAGTTCATTTCTAAGAACCTCGGCAAAACGCACGATGCCCATGTCTACCGCCACAATTTCTGACTGTAGAAACCATCTTCCCCTTACCTTTTGACCAAAGACCGCAGCAGGAGTTAGACCAAAATCCACACCAACATAGACTGGCATGTTGGCAGCAACGGGTATTTCTTCTTCTGCTATGTGAACTTCTGATGCAAACATTGGATACACAGGCTTTCCGTCTTGAATATGACCCAGCCGATTCATCACATACACATCTATCCATGATTTAGTCTTGCCTCGAATAAGGTTCGAGTAATAAGTCTTAAGCATGTTCTTTGTGTTTTCAGCCTTTGGGTTTGGATCATAGTCTTCTATTTCTCCGTCTTCTGTTTTTCTCTCAACCATCCCAGAGGGCTGGGTATAGAAAGACCAGTTGTCTGGTTTAACCAGCATCTTAGCTTGCTCACGCGGAATATGATCTGGGATTGGAACTTCGCCAGACATAATGGGCCACCAATGATCTTCTTCAGGGGCGTTGGTATCGGCAATAACGCCAGTCCAAGAAGGGCCACCATCACGCATAGAAGGAAAACGGCCAACACGCATCGTGCAGGCATCAATAATACTCTTAGGAATTTCTCTCGCTTCGTTAATCCAGATCCCTGTGAGTTCCAAAGAAAGAAGTTTCTTAACGTCTTCGGGCCTATCAAGGGCCAAGAAAAGAACCTCAAGATCTATGTCTCCCTTTTGAATCCTATGGGTGTATGGCACTGACCAAGTAAACTTGCCCCAGTCATTTTCCGGAAACCAGTCTAGCCAAGTCTTGATAGTAGT